TGGGAACTTACCTCTCGAATTTGAATATTATTCCTTTTCTTGAGGGCCGGTTTCTCCGAACGACTGTTGGACGTCATGAAGATCACGTTGAATACGCGATCAATGATGTCTTCCAGTTAAACGGTGCTACACGGTATGATAGGAGTTTCATCCTGGAGAGGAGGGTTCTTTCGGGTCTCACAACCCAATCTCCCTCTTTTCGAACTTTACCCGACGCTTTATCTCCGCGGAGAATTTTCTCGGCGATATCGCTTTTCCATCAACGACTTTCTAAATGATTATATTATTAACCACTAGGAGCCTTATATGGGCACAATGACAAACATTCTTGTCAAAGATGACGCTGCTACTCCAATCGAGTATACCTTTCTTCCCGTGACAGATACACCGATTCCTTATTGGCGTTCAAATATCGCTGGTGTCCCTTTGGACGGCCAGATGAGATTGTGGGCCAGTTCGGAACAGGTAAAATCCGGCGCGACGAAAGTTACAGCGAAGTTAGAAGTTCCCGTAATGGAAACTTTAGGTGCTTCGGGAACATCTGCAGGTTATGTCGCTCCTCCCAAAGTCGCGTACGTCGATACATTCATCTTTACGATGTTTGCCGACGGCCGTTCAACTATTGCGGATAGAGCAAATGGCCTGAAGGTGGCTATTGGTTTAATGCAGGGTGCATCGTCAGCTACGGCTACTGGCATTCTTGCCAATACCGCTGCTGGTGATGTATGGAAGAATTCTGTTCTTCCTTTACCTTTGCTATTCACCAATATTGTGATTCCAAACTAGAAATAGTTTGTTATCACTTCCTCTGACAGGGTAATTTATACCCACTCACCCCATATCGAGGTGTATATGTCATATACGAAGCCCCGCCCTGATAATATTCATTTTGAATTTATCCGTGCGGTTTCTGGTCTTTTGTCTAAGTCCGGTGGACCTCTCAGTCAAACGTTACATTCGTTTATTCTGGGAGAAAACTACAGGGCTTTAATCGATTTTAAAATCGATTACACAGATAAGACTTTCTCAGCTGGCGATTTTGAAAATGCCCGACAGATACTTGCTCTTGTTGAAAAACAAGATTATTTAGATGTTGGGTATGACAGAAAAGCTTCCGCTTTGAGGTCTTTCTATGAGGCTGAGGAGAAGTGTCGTGAGACCAATATCCGGTTATCATCTAGCTGTCCTGAAAAGGACGTGAGCGCAGTATTGCACTACGCTTCACGTAAAATCGCGGATGTACTATCTGATGTTCCGTCTTATGACCGATTAGACTTCTTCTTTGGACCCGGTGCAACGACTAACGTCAAGGGCTTTGATGCTTGCTATAAAAGCAAGTTATCAGCCAGAATGTCGTGTAGCGATGAGATGCTTCCATTTGTGGGAGAATTCTTAGAAGAATTTCCCCTTTGGACGGAAGCCAATAGCGTCAGTAAGCGTGGTGACATACTTACTGTTCCGGTTGACGTCTCCTATGGTAAAGTATCATTCGTTCCAAAAAACTCTAAAACGTACCGCTCTATTTCTATAGAGCCGATCCTTAATGGCTTATGCCAGAAGGGGATTGGCTCTTATATTAGTAATAGGTTGCGACGCTTTGGAGTTAATCTTACTGATCAGACTAGAAATCAGCATCTTGCTCGTATTGGGAGCGAAAGTAACCGTTTGGCTACGATCGATCTTAGTATGGCTAGTGACACTGTTAGTCTAGGCTTAGTATTCAACTTGCTACCATTCCCGTGGAGTGACTTTTTGTCACGTTATAGGACTGGACATGTTGAATGCGAAGGGAAGATTCTCGAATTAGAGAAATTTTCCTCGATGGGGAACGGATATACATTCGAACTAGAGAGTTTAATATTCTATGGTTTGTTAATGGGCGTTCATTCCTATCTCGATCAGATAGGGGAGGCTAGCGTTGACTTTGGTTCTTCATGGAGCGTGTATGGTGATGACATTATTTTGCCATCGTCGTACTACTCTATGATGTCCAAAGTCCTAACTTATTGTGGTTTTTCAATAAACCACTCTAAGTCATTTCACGACGGACCCTTTCGGGAAAGTTGTGGAAACGACTACTTCCTTGGATCAGAGATCAGACCGTTTTATCTTCGCAAGAAGATAAGCGATCAGGTACTCTACTCCTTTCATAACTGGGCCGCTCGTAATTTCAAGTTTGAGCTTTGTGCTCTTATTTTGAAGTATACGAACTCTTCTCTTCGACTTTTTGGACCTAATGGGTTTGGTGACGGTCATTTGATCGGCTCCTATTCATTAATCCGAAGTCGTAAGTTGAGGCGGCTTGGATATGAGGGTGGGTACTTTCGTACTTATAAGTTGAAACCGCGTAGGAATTTAAAAACCTACCGTAACGACTTTTTACTTCCGTCTTACACAGCTAGTTGCGGTGCAAGCAAAGAAGGGCCGTATGATTCCACGATAGCACGTGGGTCACGCGGTTATACGAAGATCTTTGTCTACACGATGGCTAGGGGAATATTTATACCCTAACCAATTGTAGGCGTCTAATAAAC